CCATCGGTGCTACCAAACGAAGGAGTCGTCGCACCACTGATTCCTGCGCGCCCACAGATTTGCAAATTCCCGTTACCATCCATGATGGTAAAACCTTCCGTAAAATAGCGGTTAGCAATCCATCCCGGCGGCTCGGCCTGCAATTCTACCGGAAGAGTTTGGTCGTAGCTGTTGGAAATCTTGGCGGAACCGGAAATGTTAGCCGCCAGATCGCCAAGAAGAGATGGATTAACAGTTACGCTGGTGATCATGCTGCTGCCATATTTCACGCGCTGAAGATTCCACGGCATCAAGTCAGGCGTAACGGCGTTCAAGGATGATACCATCGGACATTTTGCCGCCCACAGTCCAGCAACCGTCGTGCTGACGGAAACGGAAGTTGGTTTAAAATTTTGAGGGCCGAACACTGGGTCGGAAAGCGTCCCACCAAAAGCCCCCCAACTGATCAGTGGATAATAAACCCAATAAAGCATCGGCGGCAAGGTATCACCCAGGTGAATTTTTTTTACCTGCTCGGAGTTGTGGATTCCGGCAACATTGGTCGCTGTTGAATAGCTTACCGTTAAGCTTCCGTTGCCAGTTCCACCTATATGCGGAACAACATTTATGGTTCCGTAGCTTTTGGTTGCAAGCTCTCCAATGCCTGTCGAACTGCCATCTTGCAGGTAAACCGAAGTTTTCGTTGTATCGGAATAAACCGTGCCATTTACCGTTATCCCATACCTGCCCGGCGCTACATATCCAGAATAGCTGCAATAAAGTAAAACCTCCTGCGGAGTTGATCCAACGATTTTTTTAGACCAGCTTCCAAATGGCCAGTTGGTCGTATCCACGCTTACAAGAGTTAGAGGGTCAACTCCATCCGTTCCGGCTAAGACTATGCAATAAACGTAAAAATCAGCGGCCAAGGTGGCGTTAGCGTTGCCACCGACGATAAATTCAAGAATTTCGCTGTCGGCCAACTGAGCGATGGTTCCACGTAGCTTTGTGGTGAATGTTCCGAGAGCAAAATTTATCAAGGTGTCCGTGATTGAAACCGAAACCGCATAGCCGGGGTCAGGAAAATAGAAATCAACATCCTGATATTGTGCATTGAAACCGGAAACTGGCCACTGTGATGAAATCGAAAGCTGCGGGTCAGCCGTGGCTGAAAAAAGGCTGGCAATTTCAGTTTGTAGATTTCCGCGCAGCCGGTTTAGCTCTGTCAACCAGTTTGGATTTTGGTTTAGCTTGAAATACCCGCCGAACTTCGCGCCGGTTCCGGTTCCACCAGTTGCGCTCATCGCGGCCACATCCTGCGGAACAGTGGTCGCCGTGCTGGCTGTGGTGATCGTAAATGTCAAAATCTTTCCAGCGCCGTCAACTGACGCCACCGCCAACACGGCGGAAAGCTCAGTGATGCTCAAGCTGTCACCGTTGGTGTAAGCTGTCCCGCCATCCACCAAATAAAAACCAGTCACCGCTCCGTCGGTTTGCGACCAGTCGGAAAATGAATAAGCTGCCGTTGGCCCATATTGACCGTAGCTTGACGACAGCAGTTTTAATCCGCTACCAGAACCTCCAGTTGCCGTTGTGCTGCCAGCCGTTGAGGCGTAATTTCCAACGCCGTCGCTGATGGTGCGGATGCCTAAAACTTTGCCCGTGGCTGAAACCATTTCCACCTTGTAGGAAGATGAGTTGCCGATGGAAACCAAGTTGCCGACAACGTAGCTGGTGCCGGGATTGGCTGGGTCAATTTGAATGTCAAAATACTTTTTGTAGCCATAGGGCGTGCTTCCGTTCAAATACAGCGGCGAGACGTTAAATGAAAGCGATGACTTGCCATTCGCCAGCCCAGCCAACGTGGCCAGGTCGGTGACGCTGATTTTGTTTCCGGGCAAAACAGCCATAAGTCAAAGCCACGTCCCCGCAGACGTTGAAATTTGCACCCAGCCAATGCCGCTATCCGGCGAGTTTGTGTTGGTGTTGATTATGGAGAGATACATCCCCGCCGACGTGCCGCTGCCAAGCTGCACCACGTCATTCTGCGCGTAAGTCGTAGCTGGGTTGTAAAGGCCAAGCCAGTTCCAGCCGCCACCGCCACCGCCCAGCGGGGTGCGGAGCTGGCGGGGATTGCGCGCGGCCAGCGCGTGCTGCGCATTCACCCCCTCGGCAGTGCCATGCTGCGTGGCGCCGGCCACGCTGTTCAACTGCTGCCATTGGCTGTTGGTGCGCGCGCCAGATTTCAGCGACTTTTTGGTATCAGGTATAAACATCGGTATCCCAAAAGCCGATGCCACCGACCACTGGACCACCGAGAAAGGTGACATTGAGTTTATACATGGACCCCGCCACGCCGGCCGGATCCAGATCATCAGCCAACCTAAGCCAGCTCACGCCACTGGGCAGATGGCCGGCCAGCGGACCGCCCGGCGTGGCCGGCACGCCGCCGCGCGAAACCGAGGGGGAACTGTAAGAATACACCTCGTAGGTGTAGCGCCAGCCGGCCAGATAAAACGTTTCCTCGCCGCGCAGTAGTTTGGCGAGCAGCAGTTGGGCGAGCGCTAGTTGAACCGGCGCGGTGCCGGCGGTGTAGCCATTAGAGCCGTCTACAATATTTGTTGTCAGGCTGGCTTCACCGCCCAACATACTGCCCGAGGCCGTGGTGGCCGTGTAGAGCGCGTTGTAAACGATATTACACGTCATCGCCGTGATGCCCGCGAAGCAGCCGGCGCGCTCAATCTTGGGATATAGTTCCTGCGGTTTGAGACTAAAATTCCCAACCGGCAATGGATTGGTGGCGTAACTTCCGCCCGCCTCCCATTCTGTCACCAGCTTCCCCACGCCGCCGCGCTGGCGGCTCAAGGTGCTTTGATTGACCACCCAGCCGGTGCGGCCGCCGGAGCCAAACGTGCCGCGCGCGAGCTGGTTGAAGGCGCACCAGGCGTAAGTGCCGTAAGAAATATCCGTGGCGCGGATCCGGTCCGTGGCGCTGCAACCGCCGGTGTCCGAGGCCAGCACCAGCGCGTTCGTCGGACCATACCAGAGTTTTAGAGCCATAACGGTTTAAGGTTCACGCCGCCGGCGCGGTGTCGGGAAAATCCCTGGGCAAAACTTCAATCTGCTCCAAGGTCATATTTTTATCCGGCGGCGCGAGGAAGGCCGGGTTGATTTCACCGGCCATGGCAAATAGTGCCTCCAGGGGCAGACAGACTACGATAGATCCGCGCAGCAGTTGCAGACCGCTCGCGCCCAGCCGGGCCTGCAAAATCACGCCGGGATTTTTCTCGTCCACATGAGCCACGTGCATCGAAGTACCGTGCGGCTCATGCCATTCACCGATTTCGTGCGTGGGCGAAAACTTGGTGATTATATGCGCTGCGGCGTGGACAGGTTTGGGTCTCATAAAAAATCAAACCGCATTAGCCAGCGCGGCGTCCAGGCTGGAGCCGCCGCCGGCATTGAATTGTCCGCCGTGGCCGCGCAGCGTGCCGAGAATCTGCCCCAGTAAATCTTCTGAGCGCTTCATGGGATTGCCGCCGCCGCCCATCACAAAACCCATTTTTTCAAACGAGGTGTGATCAGGCTTGTATTTTTGTTCCATGGTGGGCAATTCCGTTTTTTTAGTGCCGTCGCCGGCTGGTTCCTGTGTCAGTCCCGGCGCGCGCGCGACCAGGCCGTTGAAGAAATTGGCGAGGGCGCTCTGCGCCGGGCCGCCCCCTTTGTTGGCACCGGCCACCGCCGTGCCAATCTCCTTGAAGCCGTTGAGATATTGGCTAATGCCAGACGTCATCAAATCATTGATTACTGATTGGCCTTCCGCTCCCTCCTTTTTCCGGTTTTGGAAATTCTCGCCGAAAGATTTGCCTTTGTAGTTATCCAGGCCGAGCGCCGCGCCGAGCTTGGGCGTCTTGCCGATCCACTCGTAAAGCTTCTGGAATGCGGTGTCGAAGGCCGCGATCAGCACGGTGCCGATGCTGGCCACCAACAGCAGCATCCCGGTAAAGGTGGTCACAAAATTGCCCATCATCACATCCCAGATGCCTTTCCAAAAAGATGAGCTACCGAGCGTGCCAGTGACCAGGTTGATACCAAATTCGATGCCGGCAGCCAGGCTCAATTGAATCAGCTCCGTGATTTTGCCTTCCTTGAACGCCTCCGCCACGCCGGAAAATATCTGGCCAGCGAACCGGCCGATGCGCAAAAATGAAGCCTCCATTTTCTTGATTCCTTCCAGCGCGATTTTGAGCCAGGGCGCAATGCCTTCCGCCAGACCGAGGAAAAGGTTGCCCACACCGTCTTTCACCGCCACCAAGAGCACGCTGATCTTATGGAACGTAGCCGCCACCCGCTCCATCTCCGCCGCCTTCTCAGCCGCGCCAGCCATAGCCTTCTGAAAATCATCCATGCTGCGGGCGGCCACCAAGAGATTGCCGCCGCCCATGCGGCCAAAGATGGAGCTGGCGGCCTTGGCGGCATCATTTTGGTTGAGGCCGTTCAGCTTACTTAAAATCGTCTGCATGGCCTCCGCCGCGCCGGTGTGCTTAAGATTGCCCAAATCCAGACCGAGCCGGTAAAAAATATCCTTGGTGCTTTCGCCCATTTCATTCACACCACCGAGGGCGCGCTGCATGAAACTGACCGAGGGTGAGACGTCATCCGCCGACAGGCCTACCGCCTTGAAGCCGGCCTGCAACCGCACCAGATCGCCCACGCTCGCATCCGTGCGCTTGTGCATGACCTCCAGCGCCGCCCCCTTCTCAATCTGCTTCTGGACACCGTCCACGATACCACCCAGGCTGGCCATGCCGCCAATAAAGCCGAGCACCTTGCCCTGCGCCGTGCCGAGCGCGCTGATGAACTGGCTGGTGGCCATGCCCAGGCTGAATTGTAAAACATTGGCCATAGTTCAAAGTTTCTGCTGCCGCGCCGCTTCCTGCGCGATGTAGCCATCACTGGCCAGTTCCAGCGGAGAGACCGGATGGCGCTTGGCGTGGAACGACATTAGCGCAAAGGCGCGGTTCAAAGGTAGTTTCATGGCGGCGGTTTCGGTCATGTGAAAATCTCGCATCAGGGTGCCGATGATTTCGAGCCACCAGCCGATGCCATCGTCGGTGCTGGTGGCGGTGTAAAAACCGCTTCACCGTTCGGATTAGCCGGCGGTTGAAATTCCAGCGCGGTGGCATAGCTGGCGGCAAAGTGTTCGCCGATGGCGCGCTCCAGATCGCCGAGCTGGCGGGGATGAAGTTTCTTGCCGAGCGTCAAGAGCGCCTGCTTGCGGAATTTGCCAGCATCCAGCAAGTCCTGGCATTCCTCCACCGGGGTGGTGAAGGCGAACACTGTTTCGATGATTTTTTCCGGCGGCACCTTGATGCGCTCCACTTCCACTTGGATCTCTTTTTCGATGACCGCCTTTTCCTCCGCCTGCCCGGCGGCGGCAAAGCGCGCGGCGTTGGCGCGGTAGATGGCGATGATGTCCAGCAGGGGCGATTCCAGGCGCGTGAGGATGGCCAGCAGCCACGCATTCACCGGCTGGAGGGTCAAACCATGCAACCGGCGCGGCTCGCCCGCGTAGGCCTCGCGCAGCGGCCCCGGCAGCGGCGCGGAAGCAGCGGCGCCGAGTTCGTATTCCCGCTCCAGGCGGGCGATGAGTTCCTTGGCGTGACCGGGATAAGCTTCAACGAAATCAGGCGGGAGCGTGATGGGGGAACGTGCATTCATATTGGGGTGGCCAGTTCAGGCCGGGAATCAAAACGCGATGTTCGGCCGGTAACGGAGTTCATACTCCATCAACCCTTCCTTCTTCTTCGCGTAATTGAGCTGGGGTGGCGCCACGATACCGCAGACGTAGGTGACCACGCCGTTGGCGTAGGTCGCACCGTTCCCCTCGCCAAAGGGGATGGCGTTGGCATTGGCACCGTTGAATGGGATGGCAATGGAGGCGTTGGCACCTTCGATGGGCCACGACTTGCCGGAGTCATACATCACGTTCACCTTGGCGTTAAAACCATCGCGCAGGATCACTTCGATGGCGGAAATGCCGTCGTTGTCTTCGATCTCGATAGGCTCGCCATTTTTGGGCGTGATGGAAATACTTTCAATAAGCGCGCCGGCGGGGATGGCATTACCGAGAATAGAGCCAGTGCCCCAGACGATGGTGCCGATGCCTTTGATATTTTTTAGAGCCATAATTTTATTTCAGGTTTTGAATTGCGGGCGATCCGAATGTGGCTTTGAGTTTGCGGCCAAAGCCGCCGTTTAGCATTGGGGTTACCCCAATTCATTTTCCCATCATCCGATAATTTTCTTTTGGAGCAGCCGCCGTGACCATGCCCCATCCGTCGCCAGCCGGTGTCCACGATTTTGAATACCACGTCACCAGATCGGTGCTGGCTTCCAGCGTCCATGTGTAATTTGAGTCCAAATGAGGCAGCAGAATGTCCACGATGCCGTTTGTGAACGGCGACCGCACCGCTGCCAACCGCACAATGACCGGAGCCGCAATCGTGCCGCGGCCAAGCAGCACGCGATGGCCGAGCGTGGCCGACATGCCCACCACCGGCAGCAGCAGCAGAGCTATCAAAATTGACAGAAAGGTTTTCATATCGGCCCATAGCCTTCCGCGTCCTCGTCGCCGTCGAGGATGAATAGGGAGCGGAGGAATGTGAGGATGGTGGTCATGGAATATGGTTTAACCACGTCACTGTTCCCGACCCCATTAGCCCTGTCCACAACGTCACTCCATTTGAGTTGGCTTGAAATATCGCGCCCGGCAGCAATCCATTGGTGACTGCGGCAAGATTCCAAGTATTACTCATCCAATATTGAGTGCCGTAATTGTTGACTCCAAACTGCACAAGCCCAGTTGATGCTTCTAACTTAATACCGGCGCCGACACTGTTTGCACTACCGCGAACTATTAACCCGTAATCAGAAGACGTGGCGTTTCGCATCACCACAACTGCTCTCGGCGTGATGACAAGATTGGTTAGACTGGTTAGAAACTCCATGTCTTGAACCAGCGGTCCACCATTGTAATTGTTTTTGAATTGCAGCCCGCCCAAGCCGCCGCCGACGCCAACCTCTTGCATCCCGGTCACATAATAGTTATTAGTCGTTCCAGAGCCATTGTAAGCTCCCAAGATTAGAGTCCCAGACGGGTCAACCCCCCATACAGGTGATGTTAAACTTGCTGCTCCACTAGCCCCCTGTGAACCGATTTGAGAATCAATAATGCGATTATACTTGTTTGCGAACGCGAGCTTCCCATTCCCGTTTGGTGTGTTGATGTTTAGTGGATCATAGCTGTTGGGATTTCCTGAAAAACCAAGTCGTTGAAAAGAGGTTTCAAAAAACCCTATTCGTTTTTCCGTCAAGCTCGACAAGTAAGCATACGCATCGTTTGTTAAGTGTGTTCCATCACCTTGCCAGCCGAGGTTTACAAGGTTTTGCCAGCTACCGCAATCCGTGTAACTATCGCTCGCAAACTGGTTGTAAGTAGCCGCGAAATTAGCCATCTGGGTATTCTGCAATACTGTCAGATTGCTTATGTTGGTGTCAGCCGAGGTGGGAGTAGTGAGAATATAACACCAATTTGCCAGTGGTGCCGAGTTTGTCCATCGAACATAATTTGTGTATAAATCCGATGCGAAAGGCACTCCGTTATTTGTGGGCCCGTCTTTGAGTTCAACAAACCCAAGATCGGGGGCAAGGTCTGCAAAAAAATTTGTGGCAATAGACAGGTTGCAGCTATTGAATGATTGCAATGCTTGACCACCTTGATTCAACTGAATATCAATAATACCTGACGTTACCGTTGCCCGAAGCCATGCCTCTAAAAAACGATTGGTTCCAGTCGTGCTGTTCAGTTGCACATTCCAATACCCCGTCCCGACATAGATATTTGTAACACCAAACCCAACAACGCTGTTGCTGCCATTGACTGTCCCGATGGTGACTAAATTGGTGTTGTAGTAATTAGTGCAAATCTGAATTGTGAACGTACCAGCAGTTGGTTCTTTGATGTAGTCAACCTCAACAGTGTCCCCATACGCTCCTCCACCGCCATTATTAAACACGAGGCTGCTATTAGGTGGAGCGTAAAAGAGAGTTCCCACAGGCGACACAGAGAAGTCATTTGTTAGATAAGACCCATTAGTGTAAGCATATGCCGGCATCGTTAAGCCGTATATTCCTGCCACGCCAAAACGCTTGACAAGATCAGAGACAATGAACTGTGATTGCCTATAAGCAACTGAATCACCGTAAGCTAATACGCGTAATTGAAAGTTAGTGCTACCTCTATTGCCAAGTCCATTTCCTTGCATCCCGGCAACTTTAGTAAAAAAATTTTGGAATGGCACCGCAGTCACTTGGTTTTGCAGTGGTAGCGAAACGGGAGACAAATTCACCGGGTTCAAACTGGATACATTCGTAGGCATCTGCGAACTGGCCAGCGTGCCGGTGATGCTGTCGGCGGAGAGGTTGGTCAGGCCGGATCCGTTGCCAGCAAAACCTGCGGTAGCTGAAAAAATACCATTGTAACCAAACGTCCAAGAATTTCCGTTTCCGTTCGTAACAATCAAATTGTCATCGGCACCGCCGTCCGTCACTCCAAAGGTGAAGTCGGATTCCCCTCTTTGAAATTGAAGCACCCCGTAGCCGTCAACCGCATCCCAATATGGAATGATGGTGGTTTTTTTAAGAGTTACCGATTTTAACATAACGCCATCCTGACCATTCGTCACAATGGAAGTGGATTCCGGATAAAATCCATTGGGGTCAAAAAAACCACCCGACGAACCATCAAGCCCGTAACCGTAATTATCAGAAAACGATTTTCCAAAAATGTCACCCTGCCAGCTAATTGACGCTGATAAATTGGTGCCGTCTTTACCCCACCATTCTGCTAAGTGCGGCTTTCCGTGTGTGGCGCCGCCGCCGCCATAAATGCGGAGTGGCACGGCGCTGAGGTTGGTAAACACGACTGTCGTCGCCAGGTTCGTCACCACGTTCGCCGCCGCCAGCATTGAACCAAAAGCGTCTGGCGTCACATAATTAGTCGGGATGAAAACCGTTTGAAACCAGACGAACGGAACGGCGTTGGTGGTCGGCGCGGCGTTGGTGATGGCGGTGTTTCCACCCCAGCGTAAATCCCCCTGTGCGAAGGTGGGATAATTGGTGCCCAGGTTCGGCGGCGGATCAAACCATAAATTATTCTGGGCATAAATCGTTCCGTTCGTCACTGGCGCGCTAAACGTGAACGTAGTAAAATTAGCGCCCACCGGCTGCACTTGGTAAAGAGACGGCACAACATTGGTGATAAGAAAACTTCCAGAACTGTCGGTGGTGAAAGTGCCCGTCCGCCATTGCGTGGCCACGCCGCCCGCCGCCGGCTGCGGAAAATCCTGCGCCACCACGATGCACTTCACGCCCGCCAGCGGATTTTGCTGCGCGTCCAGAATCGTCACCACCACATTCCCCGCCAGCGTGACGCTGGACCCAATAATTAAAAAAAGCAGGGTGTAAAAAAGGGCGCTGGTTTTTTTCATAAAATCAATCAGGTGCATCAGCGGGTTAGTCAATCTCCTCATCCACTTCGGAGCAGATCACAAACTCCAGCCGGTAGGCATCCAGGCTCACGCCTTCGATGTTTAACAGACCGTAGCCGTGATAGTAGGGCTTCAGTTCATCTTCGACATCGAAGCGCAGCTTGCGCACCGCGCAGCGCGCGGTGCGCAGCAGCTCATACATCGGCTTGCCGCCGGCGATGCCTTCCACGAGCGATTTGCCCGCGTAGTTTTCCAGGCTGTAACCGCGCGAGATGGCCACCCAGAACTTGCGATCCATCCGGCCTTCCACGTCCGACCACTCAGCATTACGCGGCTGTTCATCCACGATCAGCAGGCCGGCACGCGGCGAGCCGGACGCTTCACCAAGAATCTTCACCAGGTGCGGAATGTCGTGCGCGATATGGACCGAGCCACCGTTGGCCTTGCACCAGTCGCCCAGGCCATCCTTGATGCAATTAAGCTGGTCCTCCTCGGTCATCATAGGCTGGAGCCCTGCGTCTTGCTGGGCGTGGCGGTGATGGCACCAGGCGCGAAGGCCGGCCGCTCTTGCGCATCCAGGGATTTCTTACGGTCGGAGATTTCTTTCAGCTCTTCGCGGAAAAGATTCGCGCGGCTGGTGTAGGGGTTTTTTTCATCCACGCCCTGCCGGCGGCGGTTGAACAGGATCTCGCACGCGAAGATGAGCGCGGCCTCGCCCGCGAGCTTGGGAATGGGCGAGAGCGGCACAACATAGCGACCAGAGAGAAACGCATCCACGGCATCGCTGGCGCGCTGCAACAGCCGATCCACCACGCCGTCGTCAATCTTGCCGTCGTTGTCATCGTCCAGGGCCTCGATGATCTTGGCGTTGCCGCCAATCTCGTCTTCCAAAAGTTGTTGGGTGGTGTAGGCCATGGGATTTACGATTTCGGATTTTCGATTTCCGATTTAACAAACGGATTGCCGGCCTGGAACGGCAGCGGCCATTCGGCGCGGCCGGCGTGGCGCAGCACAACGTCGGCATCGGCAAAGATTTTTCCGCCCAGCTCCAGCCAGCGCTGGCAGAACATCCAATCTTCGGTGAGGAACCTTCCTTCGCGGACGCCCTGCGTCCAGAACGCGAACTCCTCGCGGTGCGGGGCGAAATCCTGTTTGTATTTTTCCACCACGCCACGCGCGATCAGCGTTTCAAACACCGCGCGCTTAATGCAGAGGAAACCGGTGCCGATGTAGCGCACCGGCGACAGGCCATCCTCCCGCACCGGCGCTTCGCCGGGAGCGAGGCCGTTCCCGCACCACTCCACCACGGGCTTGAGATTCTTGAGCGGATAGAGGCCGCCGACCACCGGCTCGGCATGCGAACTGACCTGTGCCACGTCTTCCGCGCTGAAACCGATGTCCGCATCCACAAACAAAATATGGGTGCAATCACTTTCCAGAAAATTGGCGGTGAGAATATTGCGGGCGCGTTCCACGCTGGGATCACAACTCCAGCCGATCTGGACTTTCACCGTGGTGCGCAAGACGAGCGCGACCAAGGATTGGACAAAGGAGACGTCGTTGTTGGCGAAGTGGCCGGCCACGGCGAGATAGACAGACCGGGGGGCGGCGCTGGCCGTGGCCTTCGCCGTGAAACTTGTTACGCCATCATCCTTGCCGAATTTCAAAACGCCATGCTCGGCGCTGCCTTTGATGCGTTCTAATAATTTGAAACCCGCTTCCACCAGAATGGCGGAAATTATCTGCCGATCCTTGACGCTATGATATTCCACCACGACCGCGCGCGTCCGGGAGAGATCCAGATTTTCGAGGATTTCCACCTCGCAGCCTTCGGTGTCAATCTTCACCATCTCATGGCTCGGGATGGTGCCGGCGGCGTGAACGACGACGGGAATTTTTTCGGACGTCTGGCGTCCGCGCTGGTGGAAGCTGTGCGTGACAAAATTCTCGCCCTTAAAAATCTCTTGGGAGCCGGCGGCGGCGCGGACGCCCGCCTGGAAAATTGCGATGCCGCCAACCTCGAATTTTTCCTTGAGATTACCGATGAGCGCCCGGCAGTTTTCCGGCACCGGCTCGTAGGCGGAGATTTTTGCGGCGGGCCATTTGGCGGCGTAGTGGAGACAGAACGCGCCGATGTTTGCGCCAAGGTCGAGGATGCTGGTCGGCGGCGGGGTGATGTCCAGATCGTATGCCGCCACTTCTTTCGCGAGCCAGTCAGGGATGGGAGTCTTCATGTGCATTTGGTTTTGTGCATTGGTTTTTATTAGGAGGCCGAACTTCGGCCAAAAAAGCGGCGGGATGGAAAATGCACTAACCATCCCGCCGCACGGTTTAATCCGCTTGCGCGGACGCCACCTAAACGGTGGCCGGGGTTTATTCGTTCAGCCAGTCGGCGGTGAGCAGCGCGGCGGTGTTGTCGCCCGCGCCGGTCGGCACAGCCACGAGCAGTCCAGCCGGACCACGGAGGCCGGGCGGCAGCGGGCAGTCCACATAGCCGGCGGCAGCGCCGTTGGTGGCCACGCCCACGATCTGCACCTGGATGAGCGGGGCGGTGTTGGCGTAAGTCGCGCCGCCATCCGCGCTGTCCTGGATGGTCGCCGTGATGGTGAGGCTGGAGTTCGAATGGTTCGGCAGCGCCGGCCACGCGATGCGCACGCGGCCCGCCCGCCAGTTGTCCGAGAAACCCGGCTGATCCACGCCCAGATCCATCGGGTTGATGGAGACGTTGGCGTTGGCGGCGGGCATATAAACTTCGAGATGGAGTGCTTTATCTTTCATGGTGTTTGATTTTTAATTTTGCGATGGCGGAGATGAATGGCATCCGGTCAATGCCCGATGGCGTGCCAATAGATGGAGTTGGCGTTGTAGGTGGTGGTCACCGTCACGTTGGTGGTGGTCACCGCCGTTACCGTGGCGGCATTGGTGGTGGAACTGGTGCCCGCAGTCACCACTGGGGCAACCGTATAGATATTGGTGCCAAAGGAGATGACGTTGGCCGTGTTGGTGGCCGTGAAGGCGCCCGCCAGAATGCCGGCGGCGACCTGCCGGGCAATCGTGGCGCTGGGCACCAACGGGGGGGTGAGCGAATCGCCGGGCTGATAGCCGCCGGTGGCCGTCGTGCTGTTCGTGAAATACTGCTGCGCTTGCGCCGGCGGCAAAGCGAAGCTGGCCAGCAGCGCGAGCAGCGCCACCACGAGCATGATTTGAACCAGCGAGAAGCCGAATTTTTTGAGAGAGTTTTGTTTCATTTTGCGTTTTGGTTTGAGTTTCAGTTTTAAAATTGAATTTTATTTGCCCGCGCCGGTATCACCCGGCGCGGGCGGTGAATCAGAGGGCGGCGCTCAATTGGATGCCGTCCGTGGGATAAATGCTGGTCCCGTTCACATCCGTTTGCGGGATGGGAGCGACCGTGCCCTGGTTCGGGCGTTCCGAGCCAGCGCCGAACAAGGTGACCGTGCGCTGCTGTTGCAGGCCGGCGATGGCGCGCTTGGTGGCGAAGCAGTGCGTGGGGTTGATGCCCTGCGGGAGCAGCGCATGGAGCTTGGAGGAGAGCGCATCCGTCCAGGGATGGGTCGCGTCAATGTTCTTGATACAGGCCACGCTCCAGGGATTCGCGGCGCTCAGGCCGACAAAGCCGGAGACGTTGCTGACCATGGCGCGATAGCGGGCATCGCTCGCGCCGAGATACGCCCACACCCACGGATTGACATCGAGCATCTTGTCGCCGCCGTAGAGGAAATTGATGCCCTGCGGATGCGCCCAGATATACCAGATGCATTCCACCGCGCCGCTCGTGCCGCCGGCGTCAATGTAGCTGACCATCGGCTTGCCGGTGCGGGAATCGGTCACCGCCGATTTGCCCGCCGCGCCAAAGTTGCCAGTGTAAATCTTGATGATGTCCAACAAGCCGGGGAAGCCGTTGGCGTTCTGCGCCAAGCCCTGGTAAAACTGCTGGCTAAATTTGATGGCCTTGTCCTGGAGCGCGCCCGCCACTTCATAGGACTGCAAATCGCCAATGCTGTCACCCTGCTGCGCCGCGCCAATCAGTTCACTTTCGCGGATCTCCAACTGGCTGTCGAAGAAGAAGGCGTTGAACCGGCGCTTCTCATAAGTGCCCGCGCCCACGGCCACGCCGCCGTTGATGCCAGGGAACGCGCCACCCTTGGCGATGCCGATCTGCACCTTCGCCTCGGTGAAGGTGCCGGGGATGGTGCGGCCGGGAATCGTCGCGATTTCCGGCGACCAGTTGACGATCTGCTGGACCAGCCCGATTTCTTTATCGGTGCCCCGGCGCCCGGCGAGGTCCATTGCGGTGAGTAATTGTTTGGCCATATGTTTTTTTGTTCAGGTTGCGATTGCGGAGATTTTTAATTTGGTGATTTTGAAATGGGTCAGGCAGTGGCCAGCACCGGCAGCGTCAGGCCGGAAACTTTCGCCTCATCATTGAAGATGGCTGAGAGATCCACGCGGCCCTTGGCATCCTTGTAAGTCTTGGCCGATTCGGTGGCATGCGGCGCGGTGCGGGCCGAGAGCGGCACGGTGACCGCCGTGTTGGCGAGCAGCAGCTCCAGCGTGTCCAGCCCGAGCGTCTTGAGTTCGTCGGCGGAATAGTTCGTGCCATCCGCTTTCTTCGGCACCTTGCCCTGGCTGGCGAACAGCGTGACGAGCTGGCCGCGTTTAATGTCCGTGGCCGTCTTCTCGCCATCGGTCAGCTTCTTCTCCAGCGCCTCAATGCGGGCCGAGAGCGGTTTGAGGTCAACCGTTTCGCCGGCGGGCAGCGCCAGGCGTTTCGTCAGCGCGGAAGTCACGGCGGCTTCATCGGCGGTTTCCGCCAACCCGAGGGCAGCGGCCAGAACTTTCAATTGAATCATGGTGTGATTTTTTTCGGTGGTTTGCGGAGCCGCCGGCGTTGTGCCGGCGGAAAGGGTCTTGAGGTCGGCGGACAGTTCGTTGTCGGCGGAAAGAGTCTCAGGCGCTTGCGCAAAGCCAACGCCATAAGCCGCCCCAGTGTGGGTGAGCGCCACGCTGTGCGCGCCGATGACGCGACCTTGCTTGTCACAATAAGGCGCTAGGGAAACATCTTCAAAATCTTGAGCCGATTTTTTGCCGGTGCCGGTGTAGGTGATGGCTTCCGCAAAAATTCCTTCGTTCGGAATGCAGACGAGATTGGTATGGCCGGCAACGGCGCGCGGCTCGGTGGTGCGCTTGTATTCCGGGGTGCCGGGAACAGTGTTATGCTCAAAGTCCAGCACCACGCGTTCGCGGCCGATGGCTTTTTGATTCGCAGAAAAAACGCGGGCGGTGAGTTCATCCACAATCACTTCACCTTCGCTGGTGGGATTCTTACCCCAGCCGAGGAGCTTGATGCGCGTGGGAAGTTCCGCCGCGACACCTTCGCTCGCCGCTGAAAGTTTCAGCGGAGTGGCGGGGGCGAGAGCGAGGCGGATGCCGTTCACGCTCGCAACTCTACGCGGGCGGAAGGCTTTTGATTATGGGGTTACCCCGCCTTCTTGAAACTGGAGACTTGAAACCTGAAATTAGAGCTGGCGCTTGAGCGCGCGCTCGCCGGCGCGGGCAATCAACTCTTCCGCCGCCGGCGTGAGCTTCCCATCCACCACCGGAAAGAACGGGCGGGCTGGCAGATTCCTTTCCGGGAAACCAAACTGGTGCGCCGCGGCGTAGATCGTGGGGTTGGAAACCGTGGCGCTGCTGTCGGTGACAGTCAAATGAAAACTGCGCGAGAGCGTGCCGGACCGCTGGAGCTTGCTGGCGGTGCCGTCTTTTTTATTCGCCCAGGTCTTGGGCCGGAACTTGGCGCCGACGTCGTTGAAATTGCCCATGGTGATGGACATGAAGGTGGTGCCCATCGCCCGGAAAACTTTTTCAGGATGCTTCGCCGTCGCCGCCAGGGCGGCGAGCTTGGGCGAAACATCGTTGTGGGTAACTTTAAAAGTGACAGCAGCCATAAAATTATTTTAGTTTCACCTCACCCCAACCCTCTCCCCATTCGCAGCCGCTGCGAACGCGGAGAGGGAGTCAACTGTTAAGCCAATCCCACACGCTGCGTTTTTTATCCAGCACTTGATTTTGGGCGAACGTCTGGAACTGCGACCACACTTCGGGATCATATTTCTTTTCCAGATCCGCGAGCGGGATTTTAAAATCGCCGGGACTCCATTTGAAGCCGGAATTGTCCGGGCCATCAATCGTGGTGTCATACCGGCGACCATCCCGGATGATTTCGCCCTGGTTCAAATGCGTGAGCGCCGGGCCTTCGATGACGTTCCGCTGGTCGGGATTGCGTTTTTCGTCCGCCGCCTTTTCTTCATCCACCTGGTCGGGATTCATCGGGCGCTTGTAGCAGACGCAGCCGAGATGTCCCCATGGCCCGGTATGGGTTTCCCAGAACGGATCATCCTTGGGCAGCACCACGCCATTCAGTGCGAGGTGGGAAGGTGTGGGCACATCGCATTCGCCATGGAGATATTGGAAGTGCGTGCAATCATCATCCGCCATGCCAGCCTCATGGATGCTCGCGCTGAATGCCTGGAAAGAATTTACGCGCAGCACCAACTCAGCCCGCCGATCCGCTCCATCACCCAGATATGGATCCAATTCATCCACGATGGACTTCTTAGCCTGATCCCAGGTCATACCTTCCTTGCCGCCCAGCGGCACCGCCGCCACGGCGTCGCGGATGCGCTGCATACAGTTCGCGGATTCAATGCCAGCCACCGTGAAGGCCCGCGCCTTGATCTCCGGCAGCAACTGATTAAACACGCGCTTCACCACCACCGGCTTGCCAGTGATCAGTGTGACAGCCTCGCGATGAGGCGCGGGTGAAAAATCAGCTTCCATTTCAGCGTTTCAGCTTTTGCCTTTCACCGCCCCGCGCGCCGCGCAAACCTGCATGGCCTCTTCCAGGATGTTCGCGATACGGTCGGGATCCCAATCCGCGAAGAACGTGCGGAGCTGGTGCTCGGCATCGGCGCGGCTGGTGCTGCTCAAAATAATCTGGCGCACCGGCGCGAGCGAACCGCGGAAGGCACCGGCGAGGGCGAGTGAATGTTTTGCCACCACTTCATCCACTTCCGTTTTAGTCGCGCCATTACCACCACCAGCGGCCAGCCACATCAACCGGGCGGCGAGCGGCTTGATTTCATCATCGGCCGCTTCAGGTTTCAGGTTTCCGGTTTCAGGTTTTCCTGGCGTCGGCGGCAGTGCAACCGCCTTGCGTTGCCAGGAGATGCCGGTGCGCTCATTGATGGTGGCGACGGATTCCGGCGTCGGCTCGTAGCCGGCCTCATTCATGGTCTTGAGCGTGGTGGCAAAGGTGCTGGCATCCGCATCGCTCAAACCGCCCCAGACATATTTGACCATGCCCTTGAGACCGTTGATGTCGCGGAACGGAATGGCGATCTGCTTCACGCACGTTTCCGAGAGCGTCATATTATCCATCATGCGCACGTCTTCGCGCACGGCCCCGGCGAAATTGCTCTGGCCGGCGTTCAAGCCGCCCGGCTGCTCGGATTTACGGATGCCGGTGATGTGAAACGAAATTGCTTCGTTGCACATATTATAGAACGTCTCGTAACCCTGAGCCATCCCTTGCACCATGGCCTCCTTGAGTTCGATGCGGCTGGATTCATCCACCACGATGCCGCCGATCTTCTTGGAGAGATCAAAGGCCGCGTGCAGCAGCGCCACCGCCACCGGATCGTTGGCATCCGTGTAACCCACCGGAAACGGCGTCCCCACGCGCTCCATGCCGCGCGCAAACCATTCGCGCCCGAGATTGCGGAACAGCCACCACATGACGATGGCCCGGCCGGGACCGCCCCAGTTATCCCGGAACGTCTGCATGAGGTGGCCGCGATGGACGATGTGCCGCAGCGGATCCAGATAGCTCGCGTTGGTGACGTCATAGATGATGCGCCCCGCATTATCAATCGGCCACAGTTTGAAATACGGTTCCCAGCGTTCGAGATCAATTTTGTAAGGGCTGGTTTCTTCCGTGCCCAAGCCACCAGGCTTGCCCGCCATTTGCGAAAGCTGGATGGCGCTCGCGGTGCCCAGACCGACACCGCCCATGAGGTAAGCCCACGAGAAACAATGCAACTGCGGATTGACCGGCACAAATTTGCGCAGTGTATATTGCAGGCGCGGCGCGCCCGGCTTGGGTTCGCCGGCGGTTTTGTAAAGCCGCTCCACCACGCTCACCGGCCAGAAACCGTTTGAATCCATCAACGCCAGCATTCCCGCCGTCCAATTTTCGCAATCATTCTTCGCCTGGGTGAGCGCATTGGCCAGCGCCATGTCATCGGCATTGTTTTTATCTTCCGGCAAAATGGAGAGCGGCTGCGCCAGCAGCGCCAGCTTGCGCGTGTTGAAACAGGATTGGATATGATCGTCCGAAAGCAACACGTCGCGCAGGAAGCGATAATATTCCTGAACATCGCCGGACTCGGCGGAGCGGATGGCATTCTGCACGGCCTGCACATCCGCGTTGGTGGTGATGTTGCTCGGCTCGTAACGCGGCGAAAGAAACTTCGTCTGCCGGCTGGCCACCGGGCCATCATCTGGCAGAGAACCATATTGCGGATTCGCGCGGGATGGTTTGGTGTCACCAAAACTCACGACCGACTTGCCGAAGATTTTTAGCTCTTTCATAATTTTAGAAATTTAAATGGGTCTAAACTGTGCTGTTAGAAAACATCAGACCGCTTTCCGCCGAGCGTCGCGCGGGGGTAGGTTGCGTTTTTGAAGCCATGGACGCGCCGTGACAGCCCTTAAATCGTCCTAGGGCATTTGTGAGCGTTTTCTTCATAGGCTGGAAGCCCCCCGAAATTGCAGCGGCACCGGATTATTATCCGCCGCCAGCGCCATGGGCGGAACGATGGTGCGACCGCTGCCGCCATTCTTAAGCGCGAAACCGCCGAGCTTGTCACCATCAAAAGTGTCGCCGTGCATTCCCTGATCGTTCGGCTCGCATACGAACCGGCCGCGATCCTTCATCACCAGCCGATAATCCTGCCGCGTGTAAGTATCCGGCGGCAGGGTGAGATTGTTGTCATCCAGCTTGGCCACCAGCGCCTCGCCGGTAAATTCTTTATAGTTCACCGGCTTATCCAAACCGGGCTTGTCCACACCTTCGCTGGCCACCACCAGAATCACCGGCAATTTCCGGCGCAGCCGCTTGCGGTTGTCTTCCGCATAATATTTTTCGTTCGTGGCATCCTGGGCGAGCGCCACGGCGCGGCCGCCGGGCCGGCGCGCAATCAAATCAATCACGCCATCCAAACGCTCGTTGGCCACTTCGGGATCCTTCGTCTTCCAAACCAGCCGCGCGCGCACGATCCATTCCGGCCCGTGCTCTTCCACCAAGGACAGCACGGAAGGATTACTGGTGCCTTTCGTGGTCGTCGCCACATCGAAGCCCAGGCCGATGCGGGCCTTCGGGTCAATGTGCTCGGCAATCCATTTGAGCGCCGCGAGAAAATCCGCGTGCGTCTCCACCAAGAAATTTTGGCAGGTGCCGATACCGCGTTCCTGTGAGGTTTGCAGCCGGAGCAGGTCGCACGCGGCGGATCCACCAATGACAAACTTGACGCCGTAGTTACGATCCCACGCATCTTTGTTCGACTCGCGCCGGCGGGATTCGGCGGGCGAGATCTCCGCGCCGGTGTCGTCATCGTAAAGTTTTACGCCGTCCGCGTCGGCATCCCACGCGGTGATCATGCGCACGAACACGCCGGACTCGGTGCGGTAAGTATGACCTTCCGGCGCGGCCTCGGGATTGAATCCCGGCGGAGGCGCGAGCAGTTCAAAGGAATAGTGCGTGTCGTCCGGCGGCGGCGTCGTCGTGACCAGACAGCGGAAATCCGGGTTGGAAGAGATGATCGGCTTGACCGCTTCCCACACCTCGCGGAATTTTTTCACGCGGCCCACTTCATCCAGGATGAGGTCGCCAGTTTCGCCCACGGCATCCGGCGTGAGCGCCACCACCTTGGTGCGGCTGTAAAGCGTGCGGGAATGGTAGAGGCGAAATTCCAGCCGCTGCGCCTCATAAAGTTCCGTGAAGTCGTCGGGTGAAATAATGAATTTCTTTTCGCCTTCCAGGGCGACCTGATGGCCATCTTTACTATTCACCATCTGCAAATCCATCTTCGCCTGCTTGGCCTGCGCGGCGATCATCTGGAACGCCTTGGCCATCTGCTCGGATTCCTTGCGGACGATTTCGCGGCCCAGATCCAATTTGACGGAACCGAACACCACCGTGTGCCCGGCGATGCGCATCATCTTCTTAAGCGCGATGCGCGAGGCGTTGGTGGTCTTACCGTATTGGCGGCGGGTCAGGAAGGCGGAGACGCGATGGAGATCAATATCTCGTTCAAAGGCTACCTGCCCCGCGCGTGCTTTGTAAATGGCGGCGCACATGGTTCATTTTTTCACTCCCTCTCCGCGCTGGGGAGAGGGTTGGGGTGAGGTGTTCGTCGCTGGCGTCCAGGTGTCTCCAAACATCAACTGGCCGAGCTTCTCAATCTTGTCGGCGTTGCTGGTATCGGCGGCGGCCAGTTCGTTCGCGTGTTTGTCCGCGTGCCATTTCAAAAAGAGTTCGCACGTCTCGCGCTGGTATTTTTCGCGCGCCAGGGAAATCTCCTCGCCCTTTTGCGAGACCTTGATTTTTTCGAGGCCGAGCTTCACATCCGTCTGCTCGCTGCCGCGCAGGGCCGCGAGCGCGCGGGAAATGTTCACCAGCGCCTCGGGATCCAGCTTGGTGTCGCCGGTGGCTTCGTCCACGGCTTCGAGCAGTTCCAGCAGCTTGCCGCTGGCGATACTCGCCGCGCCGTCCGCGATGGTGCTGCCATTGGCCCGCGACTGCTCGGCGGCGTAGCGCGAGAGTTCGCGCGTGCGTTCGATGCGTTCCGCCTTGCGTAGAAAATCTTCGTAGCCGCTCTGCCGCCACGCGGTGATGTTGGTATCGTTCACCGGCATCCCTTCAAACTCCGCCGCGAGCACGGCCTGCACTTCCGGCAGCGCATTCAGCCAGGCGGTGATGCGCTTGGCGCTCATACCTTCGTGCAGACGCCGGCACACTTCCTCGCGGACCTTGCTGGGCAGCCGGGCAATCTTGCCTTTGAGCGCGTTGTCGCGGAGTTTGGGTTGATCCATATCAACTTCTTTCCTGATGCAGCACGCCTTCGCTGGTGGCGCGCCAATACTTCGTGCCGCCGAGTTCATTGAGGATCCACTCGGCGAATTTCAAACCGCGCAAAATTTCCAGCGCGGCCACGAGCTCGGCCTCCTCAAACAGAAAATCCAAATCTTTTTTCACGGCGTTGCCGAGCTGGCGCGGCGTGAGCGCGGCGGGATGGCGCACCACCAGCGCGGCCAGCGCCGCCGTGCGCAAATCCTCTTTCTGTCCGTTCGTCAGATTCATAAATCTATTTGCCAAGATTGCCTTCGATGCGGCCCAGCGCGCGGCTGATGGCATCAAACTTGTCCGCCACTTCCTTGCGGATTTCCTTGTCCTCATTGCGCATCGTCATCCAGATATTTTTGATTTCGCTATCGTGGCCATCAATCCGCCGGCCATGCTCATCGTGTTTGTCGGTCAAATCTTTGATGGTGGCATTGGGAAAAATCTTCATCGTCGGCAGCGGATTCGGTTCGAGGAGCGTGGGCTTGTTCTCGCGCCGCTTGTCCATGAAATATTGCAGAGCGGCAAAGAGCGCGCTCACCACGAACGCCATCACCACGATGGCCCCGAGGGTGAGAATGGCCATCTCCTTCAAAAACCCCGCCGGCAACTGCCCGATGTCCGCCTGCGCGAGAATCATTGCTTTTCCCCTTTCACCCAGATCACCTTGCCAAGAAATTTCACGATGCCGCCGTGGGCGATGCAGTAATCCGCAAAATCAATGAGCCAGTCGGACAGTTTTTTGATTTCCGCGCGCAGCCAGACGAGGGCGAAACAGATGGCCGGCCAGTTGGCGCTGACTTGCGCTTTGAGGGTGGCCGCGTCCTGCGCCACCTGGTTGAGTTGGTTCGGGTCAATCATAAGAGAGCTAATTTTTCCTGATATGCCTTGATGAAATGGTTCGGCAGGAATGCGAGCTGGCAGTGCCGCCACGAATCCAAAATCCCGGCGAGATCGTTGAACAGCGTGAAGCTGATGGACGGATTCACCGCGTAACCACCCGATGATCGGGAGCCGCCACGGGGCAGAAAAATTTCGTTGCCCTCATCGCGATAACCGAGGAGCAGCGGCGGAAATAGCGGCACCGGGTCGTTGGCGTTGATGACGTGGAAGGTGCGGTCGCCCAGCGCGCCCCAGTAGATGGCGGCGAAGGCGTAATTGCCCACGCGCGGCTGGCCGAATGTGATGACATTTTCCACCGGCAAGCCTTGCCGGGAAAATTCCAGCCCCGCCAAAATCGCGATGCCGCCGCCGAGCGAATGGCCGGTGATATAAATCCGGGCGGTTGGTTGGGTGGCGAGCAGATTTCTCACCGCCGCCACCACCGCCACGTTGATCGCTTCAAAATCTTCAAGAAAACCCTGATGCACTTCCGCCACGATGTCATCCGTGGTGGACAACACAGTGCGCGTGAATTTTGCATCCTGAATAAAATCCTGCGGTTCCTGGCTGCCGCGAAAAGCGACGATGATGGCCGGCTCGCCGTTGATGACTTCCGCCAACACCAGCGCCTGCGCATCCGTGGCGGCATCGCTGACCGTGTGCTGGTCATACGCCAGCGCGGCGCGGTTGGCGAGCAGCTGGATCAGCGACCAGTCAATGGTGGCGGTGGTCATCATGGCGTGAGGGCGGCCAGCCAGAGCTTGAGAAGTTCGTGGCGTGCCCAGTCCACCAGTGGCCGCACCGCTAGGTGCTCAGGTGAACACCCCACTTGCCGCGCCGCTGGTGATGGCGCAGGGTTTAAATTGGGAGTGCTGGCGTTCATTTTTTTCTTCACCGGTTTTTTCACGGGGTCACTCGGCGGCTTCTGTGAAATCCACGTAGAACTTCTGGCCGACCGTGAGCTTGCCAGCGAGATCGGGATTGTTGATGGTCAGCGACAGCGAGCCGGACGGGGAATAACGGGCGAACGTATTGTCTTCGCTCTCGCCATTCGGGCCAAAAGGCTTGTTGCCGCAGACGGGAGCCATCGTCACGGTTTGACATTGGCCGGTGGTGTCCAACGGCGTGACCGACTGGACCTGCATTTTTGCGCGCATGACTGGGTTCATATTTCCTTTGTTACTTGGTTTCTTGGTTGTTGATGATGGCGACCGTTAAAGTTTCACACCGATGCCGGCGCCGAGAAAAACATCCGGGCCGATGATCAGCGACGAGATGCCCACGCTGAAATGCGCGCCGAGCGCGGCGGCGATATTCGCATAGACATAATTCTCCCAGCCGTGCCGTCCAGGAATCGTGATGCCATAAGCCTCCGTGCCGGAGGTGCCAGTGACGTAGCAGAGGCCCGCCGCCACGGATTGCTCGGTGCGCAGGTTGTAATTAATGATCGGGATGCGAACCGTGCCGCTGCTCTTGAGTCCGCCCACGACCGCCGCACCGCCTTTCATCCGTTCACCAATGAAGCCGGCGGCGGCGATGTAAGTATTGTCGCCGGTTGACCACCGAACCTCTCCAGCAAGGATGCAGTTTTTGAGTTGAGCTGAGCGCGTGTTGACGAAGACGCCGGCGTCAATGCTCACGCGGTCAAGCCAGGTAGCCGGCGGATTGGTCAGCGAGGATTCAATGGCGGCGAATGCCGGCATTACATTCGTCGCCAGCGCCGCATCCGAATTTGCCCAGTTCACATTCAACGCCTTCACGGCATCAACACGATTGGAAATATCCTGCGCACGAACGGCGGCGGCGGTGAGCAGTAAGAGAAATAAGGTGGTGATTTTTTTCATGGCGCGAGTTTTCAAATTGCGCCGCCATTAAACCACCGCCCCGCTTTTTGCGTTATGGGGTTACCCCTGAAAAACCCAGAGAAGATTCAAAAAACAACGATGCCTGTTTTTTGGAAGAGGCAAAAAGGTAGCTGCTACCTTTTTGAATGAATGGCAAAAAACGGGTATGCTCCCATTTTGTTATCTTCACCAATACAGCCACTTGCGAAGAACTTATTTTGGAAGTGCCACCAACTCCCGCTGCGCCGTGTCGCTGCCTTTGAGTGCGGCCTGATGCAGAAGTTCATGCGCCTTGGCCAAATCTTTGGCCACGCCATCACCATCGCGGTAACGCTCGCCCATGCGCAACAGGCCGTAAGCATCGCCGGCGGCGGCGGCGGACTGGTTTGATTTCAAAGCAGCCTGTCCGCTAACAACCTTCGCCTTTAGAAAGTTTGATGCCGTAACCGATTGCATTTGCCTCATAGCGGTTTCCTGCTCCGTCGTAAGCGGGAATGGAATAGCGGGCGGCAATGTTCCGTAAATAGAATCCCCGACCACCAGATAATCAGACCTCATGGCGATGTCTGATTTGAAAATATAGGCGAGCCATCCACTTCTGATTTTTGCACCAAAAGAATTTTGCGCGTCCACATAACCACCGCAGAGCCATTGGTGATAGCCGTAAGGAACAATCTTGGCCTCGGTGTCCCAACCGAGCGATGAGAATTTTGCATCGCCGGGTGCCTTGAGATATTGAGAGACGGATTTGGTGGCGTAATAATATATCTCCGAAAGGTCTGCCGTGCTGATCTCTTCTTTGGGTTTTGAAATCGAGACCGGCTTTGCGGGCTGGCCAGTTGGCGATTCTTCATCACACGAACAAATTAAATTGCAGGCCGTCACGATGATGACGGTGCGCACCAAACCTGAAAAATACTTATTCACATTTTTGAAAAGTTATTCCCATGGACAGCCAATGTCCAACCCTAGATGTAAAGCTATCGCGTGAAAAAAACAATTGGGAAATGGATTCAACTGGAGTTGGCTCGGGAAGAGCAACTGGAACTGGCGCTAATTTTGGAGAAACAGGCGCAAGCTATTCGCGCGGAACTTTGGGATGAACTGGAACGCGTCGGGCATGTGTCTCGAGATTGCTCCCCGCGATTTGATCCAGCCTGGAACTAGGCTGGCCCGGATCCGCCAGTCGGCGCAGTTCGGCACGCAGATCCGCGAGTTGCAGCTCAGCAGTCCGCGCGCGCCGCCGCCATATCTCCAACTCTGTTTCCACCGGCACCGCCGGCGCGTCAATGATTTTGCTCAGACCGTAAACCTCCATCAACTTATCCTTGAGCCGGTCGCTGCCGACACCTTCACGCTCAAGGTCGCTGATTGTCCCCACCCCCCAGCCAGAAAGCTTCGCCACTTCACGGAGTTTTAATCCCAAAGTTTCGCGGGCTTTTTTGTAGTCCAAACTCATTTTACGATTTCCGTAAATAATTATTGACCATATTACGGATTCCGTAATATAGTCGTCCTGTGACCTGTCACAAGACGCCCAAACTAACAGCCGGAAGCGGAAAAGGCAACCGCCTCACGCAGGGTCAGGCGGCGGAGCTTCTGGGCGTTACGCGGGAGCACTTGAATCGGGTTCTCAATGGTGTGCGCCAAAGTAGGTCTCTCACGCGCCGCTACCAAAAACTTCAAGGAGATTCCAAGTGAACGAACACGAGAACGAAATGAAGCGGCGCTGCGCCATGCAGGCCATCGGCCGTTCGCTTCTCAAGGATGTGCGCCGGCTGGATCTAAACTTCCGCGAATACCAGATCGCCGAGATGATCCTGGAACTTTCCTACGGCTGGGGTCGTGAGTGGGTGATCGTGCCCAAGCTGGATATTTTCACCGCGCTCACCGGCGTGGCCCGGCCGCACGTCTCCACCAACCTCGCCGCCATGATTGAGATGGGGCTGCTCGTGGCCGAGAAAACGGAAACCGGGATGCGCTATTCCATCACCACCGATCCCAACGCCTGGCGCTGCCGCCTGAAAGTTTCCCGCGACGCCGTGCGCGAAGCCATCACCACCCTGAAAATCTACAACGGCATGGACAACCAGCAGGCCAAGGCCGGCTGCGGCAACGAAGATACCCAAGGATGCCCCCATTTTTTTGAGCCGCTTTACAATGCCCATTTTTTTGCCCCGGTCGTTACGTCGTCGGTAACGGTTACAGCACAGGAGATGTTAAAACTATGAGCGCGCAATATCTCATCGCCTACGCCGGATTGTATTACAGAGAGGGCACATGGGAACTGGTGCCGGCGCGCTGCGCCACGATTTACACCAGTGAGGCGGAAGGTTGGCATGCCGCGTATCAGGCCGGACTTTCCCCCGACAACGCGAGCGTCATCCCCCGCGATGCCGCCCTAGCCAAGGAGGTCGCATGAGCATGACCGAACAAGGCGTCGTGATTAAAACCGCCGCCGAGTATCAGTTCCAAGCCTGCCAAAACTTGGAGGCCGAGTTTGCCGCGCGCGGCGACACCGAATCCGTGCGCCATTTCCAGCAGCGCCAGCGAGCCTTGCGGTCCGCCGCCGCCAAATCGTCAATCCCAAATCGTAAATCGTAAATGCAATGATTCATCCCCGCGTCAACCTGGTCCATGCGGAAGTCGTCGCCACCATGCGCGGCGTCGCGCGCGAGGCGGTGTATGACCTCGTGGATGGCGTGGGTAACAACGGGGAATCCTTCATCTGGGTGTTCAATGTCTGCGCCCGGCCGAATCGCGAGCGCGAGCTGCGCTTCTGGAGCCGCGAGCTGAACCAGCCCGCCGCCGTGCGCGGCCTCTTACTGGAAGAGGTCATCCGCCAGATCGTGCCGCGCCGCGACGTGGTGCCTGGTCAATTTTGCGGGCTGCCCAACTGGCAGGTGCGCGACCTGTTGCGCGTCTCGCGCCGCACCCTGCTGGATCTGCGCTCGGAACTCGGCAGCGTGCCGCACAACGGCGGTATGTATGTTCCGCGCGTGGCGCTGGAAAGCTTTTTCCGCCGCCGCTGGTGTTTCGCCGCCACGCTGGCCGCCGAGCTAGCCGCCAAAAGAAATTTATGAAAAACGTATCTTTGGAAAAATTCGCCCGCAACTTTGCCGCGCCCGCCAACACCACCTTGCGCACCGCTGTGCTGGCCGCGCTCTCCAGCGTGGAGAATGCCAAGCAGCTCTGCATGATGGCCGGCCAGATGTTGCTGGATGAAAAAGCCACGATGGACCACGGCGATTTTCAGCAGCACATTGCCAAGACTATCCCTGAGGTTCATTACGATACCTGCCGCGTTTGGATGCGCGCCGCCGGCAACATCGTCAAGGCGCTACCCGCCGTGGATTTTGTGGATGTGGAAGTGATCAGCATTTCCCAAATCCTTTCCAGCCCGGAAGAAAAACTAACGCCCGACCAGCGCATCTACAAACAGGCGTGGCTGGATTTCACCGCCGACAAATCCATCCGTCAATGCCTGGACAGCGTGACGATTTACGGCTCGCCGGCACACAACGTGGATCGCGCCGTGAACGGCAAGACCAAGGGCGGCAAGGGCAGCGAGAATGCGCCCGACCGCAAGGCGTTTGAAAAGTTCACCGCCACCAAGCTCGGCCACATCACCACCTTTCTCACCATCACCAAAAAGTCGGCGGCGAGCGGCAAGAAACAGATCGTGGGCTGGCGGCAGCTCTCGCCCGTGCAGCAGAACGCCATCGGCGCGGCTTTCACGGCCTCGCTGCAAAAATGGCCGACCTGGCTGCTGGAAATTCTCGCGGACAAGATCAAGACAGAATCCAAGCTCGGCGACGCCGAACGCCTCGCCCGATAACCAGCGCCAGCGTGACGCTGGACCCAATCATTAAAAACAAATCACCACCATGAACCCGAACCAATCTCAAGCCGACTTTGTTAACTCGCTGGATATGCGGTTGCAACTGCCGGGCGTGCGGCCGGATCTGTTCATCGGCGAGCGTGTGGGCACGGTGGCCACGCACCCTGGCACCGTGGAAACCTCCTGGACGCTGCGCGATGGCAGCGAGTTCAAACAGGTAGCCGCCATCAGCGTGGCGGTGGTTAATGGTAAGCCGTGGCTGATGAGTTTCAATAACTGACCATGAATCTTCCCCGCACCAACCCAGCTTCCGTGGCGGACGACGGCTCCGAACCCGTTGCGGAAATTTCTGCCCGCCCGGCGGGTTTCCCGGTGGCCGCATCGTCGGCGGTCGCCAGCTTTTTTGATCTCGATGAAGAAGCGTTCACTGCCGCCGAATCGGAATTGGCTTCGGCCAATGGTGGCCGTAACGCAGTTACTTTGCTCACGAACGCCGATAAGACCGCCGAGAACACGGCTGTAGCCAAGACACCGCCGAGCGGAAACGCTGAGGCGGCAGTTGCGGAACCAGGTGCGGTGGCGAGTGCCAGTAGTGAGCGCCCTTTTTATTCCATCCCCCCCGCAAAAACGCTGGTGCCGGTCCCCCACGCCACCCGCAACACCGACACCACGCTGGCCGGGGCCGAAGCCCTGGCCGGCGTATGTCGGGAGTTTGACCGGCTGATGGCGGATGGCGCGCACTCGCTCCGCACCGCCGCCGCCGCGTTGGGCCGCAGTCCGAGTTTTTTCAGCGGTGAAAATTCCTTTTATGCGCGGTTCCAGCGCCACGGCCTCGCGGGCCTCGTGCCGGCCCAGCGCGCAACCGGTTCCACCAGCATGGCCGTGCCGTCATGGTTCGTGCCGGCGGCCCGGTTCTTTTACCTGCTGACCAACCGCACCTTCAATACCGGATCCATGCCCGAGGCTGTGCGGCGCGTGATCTCGCTTCCCAATCTCCCCTTCGGTTGGACCCGCACCCACCGCGAACGGTTCCTCAAGGCAATTGGTCTTGTGGAACTGCCGGCGTGTCCAGCCGAATTGCGGGAGAACATTCTCGCCCGCCAGGCCGCTGGCAAACCACTCGTGCCGCCCACACTCGCCCGCCAGATCATCGTCAATAAATCCATCGTCCAGTTCAAACGCAGCCCGCGCGATTGGAGTCTGGATAATCAATCCGCCCCTGGCTCGCAACGCCGGTTCACCGATCAGGGCGGCGACCGCCACATCATGGCGCCGGGCGACTGGTTCGGCGGTGATGACGCCACTCCCGGCATCGCCGTGTGTGTGCCATGCAAGGAAGTCATCACGCCGGTCTCGCAAAAATTCGGCGTGCTGCTTGGCCGCTTCCAATGGCTCGCGTATCACGATGCCCGCACCGACAAGCTGCTCGCCTGGGATTATGTGGTGCGCCCGCGTGGCAGCTACCGGGCGGAAGATATTTTGAATGGCATGGGCGCGGTCGTCCGCACGCACGGCATCCCCAATCAAGGTTTCCAATTCGAGGGCGGCGCGTGGAACTCCAAGCTTGTCAAGCAGGCCATCGCGCTGCTCGGCTGCCAGCATTGGCGCACCTACTCGCCGCATCAGAAGGCCATCGAAGCCGTGTTCAACAAAGTCTGGACGCGCCTCGCCGTGCAGTTTCCGCACGCGGACATGGGGCGTTACCGAAATGAGAACGAAGCCAACTGCAAACTTTATGAAGCCTGCAAAGCCGGTCACCAGGACCCGCGCAAATACTTCCCCACGCTCGAAATCATTGTTCGCGTTTTTGAGGAGGAAGTTTCCGCTCACAATACCAAGCTCATTGTGTCCGCCCAATATGGACGCTGGGTGCCCGATGATTATTTTGCGCAAGCCGTGAAGGTGTCGCCACTCCGCGGCTTCAGCGCGGAAATGGAATGGATGTTCTCGCCCTTCGCCGCCGAGCGCACGGTCAAGGGCATGATGGTGAGCTGCCGCGTGCCGATGTTTGAAAACTTTTCCGTGCCGTTCGATTTCGGCGCGGACTGGCTGCCGCAATACGCGGGCAAAAAAGTCCGCCTCCATTTCAATCCCCGCCAGCCCAAATGCTCGGCCAAGGTGGTGCTGCTGGAAAATGCCAATGGCCAGTGCGGCACGCACCCGGGGGATATTTTGGGCGACGCCGAACTCATTGGCGAGACGGCGGGCCATATTCGCTACATCCTAAATTGGGGCGATGACGACCAGCGCGCCGGCTATCTCCAGCGCCAGCGCGTGGGCAACTTCATCCGCCGCGAGACGCGCGGCATCGGCACCGGTGGCCGCGTGGAATACAGCAAGAGCGAGGAGCGCGACGGCCTGGCCAATATTTCCCAAATTGAAAAATCTGCTGGCGGGATACTGGACTCCGGCAGTGATGATCCGGGGACGACGCGGCCCACCAGCAAACACGTTACCGCGCCGTCCGTTCATAACAACCGTTCTGCCCGGTTGGAATCGTCACCGGCAGACGCCGACGCCGACGCGGTTGACAGCCGCGCCGCGCGTCGCGCCGAACTCGCCGAACTCGAACGCCAAACCAACCACCTGTTTGTTTAATATGAAACAACAAAAATCCATTCTCGAAACCAGCCTGGGCTTGGTCGTGGTGCTGGCGCTCATCGGCCATCTGCTCGGCACGCTCATCGCGTCCGCGCAGACTTACAAACTCAATTTCACCCGCTCGCCGGATGAGACGAACGGCTCGGTGCTGGGCTACATCGCCGTGTGGACGCCCACGAACAGCTTTGCCACCAACAGCCCCGGCACCAACTGGTATGTGTTCGGCAATGCGGCCTTGGGCAGTTCCAACCTCACGATTCCCTCCACCGTGGGCAGCCCGGCTTATCTGGCGGTGCAAACGCAGGGGACAAATTACCTGCTGAGCGCGCCCACCAACCGCGTGCTGTTCGATACCGGCGCGCTCGCGCTGATCTACACCAACAACCCCGCGCCGCCGCGCCCGCCCAGCACGCCCACGCTTTCGCAGTAAACCATCAAAAAATGCACCATGAAAACGAAAATTAAAGCAGTTATAAAGCTCCTAGAAGCTGAGAGTGATCGCCATATGAATCTTGCCAATAATATCGCGATTAATTGGACTGCAACTCTCGCGCTAACACGAAAAAACCCTTTCGGCCCGGAAGCAAAAAAAAAGAAACATCTGTTCCATCTCCACTACGTTCACGCCGAATCGTTCAAGGCCGCCGCCGCGCTGATTTCTTAAAATCGTAAATCGTAAATCCTCAATCATAAATTCCAAAATGCACACCAACGACACCAACATCACGAAGCTCCGGCAACTCGCCGGGGAAGTCCGAAACTACCAGTTTGAACGCGGCTGGTCTGATTCCAAGCTCTGCAAGGAGATCGCCAGCGTCGGCTCCAGCAAGACTTACAAGCGCATCCTGGACGCCGAGGATGAGTTGGACGAGCTGAACATCGAGAACCAGCTCCGCAACTATCAGAGCGCCGTGGAGATCATCGCCAGTTTCCGCCAGAAGGATCGCCCGGCGGAACCGGAATATGCGGACTTCGCTAATGTGCAGCGCGCCGAGATTGCCGTCCGCCGCGCCATGCAGGAAGACGAGGAATGCGTCGCGCGCCTGGTCATCATCGAAGGTCACACCAGCACTGGCAAGGATGCCGTGCGCCGGCACCTGCTGAACAAGTTCCCCAACAACACCGTCACGGTGGAGGCGAACGATCTCTGGAAAAGTTCGCCCACGCCCGGCCATACCGCGCTGTATGAGGCACTGAACATCGTGCGCCAGGGCGACAAGAACCAGAAGCCGCCGCGCCACCCCAGCGGCCTGCTCGCGGAGATCATCGCCGAATTGAAGGAACGCAAACTCATCCTCATCATCAACGAGGCGCACCATCTGGGCATTCCCGGCCTGAACATGGTCAAGACCCTGCTCAACACCACTCCCACCATCGTGGTGCTGGAGTGCATCCCGATCCTGCTCACGCGGCTGCTCGGCAGCAATTACGAGGAGGCCATCCAACTCACCGGCAACCGGCTCTGCGAGCGCGTGCTGCTGCCGTGTCCGCCGGCCGAGGAAATCCTGCTGATGCTGGATCGTCGCGGCGTGAAATTTGAGAACGTGGAAACCCGCAACGCCACTGCCAAACAACTGGAGACCGACGCTCCGACGTATGGCAACTGGCGCTTCGTCATCCAAGTCACCCGCAAACTCTACGAGGCCAGCAAGCGGGCACCGGTGGCCCAAGCCGTGGTCAGCAAGGCCATGGCGGAAGTGAAATCCATGCGCACCCGCATCATCAAGCAAAAGGAGGCATAAGAATATGAGCATCCTGGAAGCCATCTCTCAGACCGCCCGCGAAATTCTGAACGCCGGCGATGACAAATATCAGTTCGATGTCACCTGGCGTTATGCCAGCGGCACGAACACCGCGCGCTGCCTTGGTTGCACGGCCAGCTCCACCAGCGACGCCAAGATTGCCGCCAGCGCCGCCGCCCTCAAACACTGGCACCGGTTCCTCGGCATCAGCGGCGTGAACGGCAGCCTCTATACCCTTACCGTCAAACCCAGTGGCGTCGGCACATTCATCGCCACATTTACGAAGAAGGCGGCTCAATGAAAAACATCTATTCAGACTCCGGCGGCTACCGCGTGCAGATTGAGCGCAACGGGGTGCGGTTCGACAGCTTTGTCGGCTTCGGCACGGACCGCGCCGCCGCCCTGAAAAAGGCGGTCGCCATCCGCGATGATTTTCTGGCCAAGGCCGATGTGTTGCGCGGGCGCAGCAACACCGGTGTGGCCGGCGTAAGTGAACTCACCCACTGGACCAGCGGCAGTCCGCGCCAATGTTTTCAAGTGACCTGCGGCAGTCCGCGGCCGAACTGGATGCGCCGGTTTTTCTACCGGACATTTTCGCAACGCCAGCGCGCCCTAGACCTGGCCGTGCGCGACCGCGCCCGCCGCGCCGGCGAACCGGTGGAAAAATTATTGGAGGCCGCCCATGTCTGAAAAACTTGCCAGTGCGGCAGCGCACCCCTTCAAAAAGATGGAAGTCTGCGACACCTTCACGCCGGAACGGGTGATGATCTTCACCCGCCCGCGCGAGGATAACGACACCATCATCATTCAAACCCGTGGCGATGCTTCCTACGCCTTCCCGCGCGCCGATTTCCACCTGGACGCCGGCACCTTGAAAGTGGTGGCCGAAGTCCTGGGCTTGCCACACTCAACCAAGGCTGTCCGATGAACGAATCCGAGATGACGAATGAGGAACATAGCCGCTATCTGCGAGCGCTGCCCCGTAAAAAATTCCTGCAATGGAAAATGCGGGGCTGGGGCTTGCACCTGCCCAACCGTTACAACACCCGCCGCAACCGCAACCTGGCCATTCAAAAATGGTGGAACCGCCAGAACATCCTGATGGCCAAGTGGCGCGTCAATCGCAAATCGTAAATCGTAAATATGAGCGCCCCCCTCGACAACCGCCAGAAGCGCATCCTCTCGCAGCTCGCCCGCCGGGCGTTCAACCGTGAGCTGGCGCTGGCGCGTGGCCGGGGCGAGAAGCTAGCGGATCTGAATGAGGCAGAGTTCCGTCATCAGCACGTCGCGACGGCGTGCGGCAAGCTCGGGCTGCGCTGTTGTTCCCAGGACGATTACGGGGCGGTCAAAGCTCACTTTCTAGACTTGCTTGGCGAGCATGGCGCGGCCTTCAAGGCCGTCCATCACGGCGAGGGGAATGCCCGGCGCGTGGCGGAGTTCAAGCTCGTGCAGACGTGTGAAGTGGCTGGGCTGGCTCTCACCTACGCCGCGAAAATCTGCCAGAACCAGTTCAAGTGCAGTTTGGAGGATGCCACCGAGAAACAGCTTTGGTGCCTCACCTTCACCGTTAAAAACCGTGGCCGCAAAGTCACTTTTGGAAAGGAAGTCGCCGCATGAAGCCAATTGATTTCAGCTTGCAGACGTTTGAAGACCTGAAAGCCAGGTTGAATGAAAATCGTCTCGCTGTGCATCGCGCCTGGCTCGCGCACGGCCCGGGCACCACCCGCGATGTCGCCGCGAAGGCGAACATTGACCTGCTTTCCTTCCGCCCGCGCTCTACGGAACTTTATCAGATGGGCCTGCTCACCCTGGTGGATTCGGTTGACCTGGTTATTCCTGATTATTCTGGAATGGACGCTACCATTGTCACCATCCCCGCCGGCAGCCATGAAGGTTTGTATGTCGCCCGCACGATAGCGGAGTGGGAAAATTTTGTGGCCGCGAAGCGGCTGCCCGCCACCGGCCAGCTCGCCCTCGCAATCAAGACCGCCATCGTCCTCTTCATAGCCTGCCTGTCATTCTCCGCCTCGGCTATGGATCGGTGGTCCGCGCTTTCGCAGATTGAATCCGGCGACAACGACCGGGCGCATGGCCGTTTCGGCGAAGTATCGCGCTACCAGATCCGCCGGCTGGAATGGCGCCGGGCCACCGCGCAGCCGTTGAGCGCCGCCACCCATCGCGCCATCGCGCTGGCCGTGGCCCAGGGTATCCAGGGCGAACGCATCGGTCAGTTTGAAGTGAACCACCGCCGCGCGCCGTCCGCCGTGGAATTTTACCTGCTCTGGAACCAGCCAGCCAATGTGGATCACCCCACGCCCGCCGGACTGGAAGAAGCCCGGCGCTTTGAAAATCTCGTGAACAAAAAATAACCAGAAAAATATATGTCAAAAACCCGCATCAAAGTAAACTTGCCGCTCATCGCCACCCGCACCGAAGCCGAGTCGGTGATGAACGATCTTTCACTCACCGCCAACAATCGCCGCAAGCTCGCCGCGCGCATGGACGCCGCCGTCCTGAAAATCCAAGATGAAGTCGCGCCCGGACTCGCTGAATGCGACGCGGATATTAAAACTAAATCAGACGCCCTGCGCGCGTGGGCGGAATCCAATCCGACCGAGTTTGGCAAAAAGAAAAGCATAGAGTTTCTCGCCGGCACGCTCGGTTTCCGCACCGGCACACCCAAGCTGGCGCTGCTCTCGCGGGCGTGGAATTGGGACAAGGTGCTGGAAGCGCTTAAGGCGCGGCCACTGTTCAAATCTTTTATCCGCACCAAGGAAGAGGTGGACAAGGAGGCGCTCATCACCGCCTACACCATAGCCAAGGCGGATCTGTCCGTCATCGGCGCGAAGGTCGTGCAGGATGAATCATTCTTTGTGGAACCGAATCTCACGGACGCGGAGGCGAAGCTGTAACGCTCCGCTTGAGCCAAGCGGGGCCAACGACGCCCAAAAAACAAAATGACCGCCGTCCCCGCTTTGGCTCCGAGCGGTTGTTAAGCGGCGAATATAGACATGAACAAAATCTGTAAATTTGCACTCTTGGTTTTCGTGCTCGAACTGTGTGCCGGAATCGAGTGTGCCTGCAAGCACAACTGGAAGATGGCTGGAGTCTGGACGCTCTACTCGATGTCCAACCTCTTGCTGGCTTTCGTGAACGAATAAAATCTATGAATGAAAAATGGAAAATGTGCCCGCGATGCCAGACTCAAAATCTGGACTGGAGCAAGTGTATAAAATGCGGATGCAATCTGAATCCGCCCGGCCCACCAAACCCGCCGAGAGCAAAATGGCAAGAGCCAAGCGGACTCGTGGGGCATAATAATCTGAAGCCGCTTAACGATCAAGCTCACGCATGAGTGCCGCCAATAAGACATCCAAAGCGCCCAGGAGATCGGCGCGGACCTCATTGCGTGCAGCGCTTGGTTCGGCTGCCGACTCCGGTGGAATGATCCTCAACCACTGCCGGCGGTGCAACGGCTGGGGCGTCATCTGGGGCAAGGCTGGCATTCCTAACGAGACGCGAATCTGCGACCTATGCCGCGGAAATGGAATCCAGCCGAACATTCGGAGATGAGCCATGCGCGACCAAATGACATCCAACCGCGATAGCGGACTGACAGCGCCAACGCGCATTGGCTCCGGCGACTGGTTAGACGGCGAATAGAGACAACCAAATAAGAATATGAACTGTGAATATGTGAAACAAAACTACGGCGTGCCTGCTGAAATCGGAAGGCGCGTGACCGTGTATGGCAAACCGGGAATCATCGCGGAAGATCGCGGCCACTACATCGGCGTGAACTTCGATGCCGACAAACCTGGCGTCATCAAAAACGCGCACCCGACCAGCGAGGTGCAATATCACGACATGGGCGAGATAAGGAAGCAAACCCGCTCGCAAAAACGATACGGTGACTATCTGCGCTCTGAATCAAGCGACTCATTTGCGCGATATATTGGAGCCGTCTAACGACGGAGCTATGCCGCGTGCGGTCAACAATCCAAAAATATGAGCGAATCCAAAAATCTAGCCTGCCCGTTCTGCGGCGGACAAGCCCGTGTGATAAGCCGAGGCTACCAA